TAAAAAATAGACAAAAATGGAAATTACAAACAGTATTTGATATTGTTGTAATTGTTGCCATTATATTAATAGGAGTAAAAATATGGTAGACTCAGCAGCAAGTAAAGTGCGAAAAGGAAAAGAGCCTATACCAGTAGAGGTACGCAAATTAAAAAGAAAAAGACAAATAAATACACCCAAAGATACAAAGTTTGTCAAAGGAGCAAAAGGGGTCGTAAAGAGTTTTAAAAAGGCATATAAAGAAGGCAATGTGCCAACAACTGTACCTTGGGCTATAAAAAAAATGGGATATGATATTAAAAAAACAAGACAAAAATCTGGGCCAAAAGGTAGACCAGGTTCACAAATACACAAAGCAACAAGTGTAAAAAGATCTGGTGCTAATTACTCTGGCGATTAATAATTAATTTTATTTGAAAAAACAAAAACCCCCTCCCCCTAAAAATAAAGAACCCAATCCTCTTGATGAGTTTTGGAAAACCTTGGGCTGTGACCCCAAGACAGGAAAGCCTGTTAAAAAAAGGAGAGATTATGAAAGGTAAATTACTACAACCAGATTTGGATTTATACGATCCATCAAAACCGATAGAGGATTTGTGGAAGTATTTAGCTTTATGGGGGCACCATGCATACATTGTCCAAAGAGGATAGAGATGCGGCCACTCGTTTAGCTGTAATAACAGCACGTGATGACTTGCTTGCATTTATTATGTTAATGAATCCAAGCTTTAGTGTAGGCCCACATCATAGATTACTCTGTGATGAATTGATGAAATTAGAAAAAAATGAAATAGATCGTCTTATGGTATTTATTTCACCACGTTCTTCTAAATCTTTAATTACTTCTACATACTTTCCTGCATGGGCTTTAGGGCGTAACCCATATTGGCAAGAGATTGCTGTATCACATAGTGATGATTTAGCAACTAGATTTGGTAGATCAATTAGAGATATAATTAATTCTCCTGCTTATCAAACTATATTCCCTAAAATAAATATTCGTAAAGATAATCGCTCGGCAAATAGTTGGGCACTAGAACATAACAAGAATCAAGCTGGCTCATTTCTCGCAGCAGGTTCTGGATCAGGTATCGCTGGTTTTGGTGCTCACTTAGCAATCATTGATGACCCTATATCTGAGCAAGATGCTTATTCAAAGACTCGAAGAGAACATTTGAATAACTGGTACGCTTCAGGATTACGTACAAGGCTTATGCCTGGTGGTAAAATTGTACTAGTTATGACTAGATGGCATGAAAATGACTTAGCAGGTCATCTTTTAAGCGCCGAAGATAGTGGAGTTATGGCAGATAAGTGGTCTGTTGTCAGGATTCCTGCCCTAAATACTACAGAATCTACTGCTAAATTAAAGAAAGCTAGGGAAGATCTAATAAAACAGGGGTATTTAACTGAAGAATACCCAAAATTAGAGCTAGGACAGTCTTTTTGGCCTGCATCTGATCGAGTTGAAGGGTTTTGTTGGACTACTGAAGAGCTTATTCGTACTAAAAACAACACACCTGCATTTAAATTTGATGCATTGTACAATCAAGCTCCTACAAGTGAAGAAGGGGGTATCATTAAAGAGAAATGGTGGCAAGATTGGAACAATACTACCCCACCAGAGTGCGAATATATTATACAATCGTGGGATACTGCGTTTTCTACACGTACTACCGCAGATTATTCTGCAGTAACTACATGGGGTATCTTTAATTCGGGTTTAGATATGCCTAATTTAGTACTATTAGGAGCTGAAAGAGGACGATGGGACTTTCCTACCTTAAGAGAAAAGGTAGTTGAAAAATTTAATGATCATAATCCAGATACTATTCTAATCGAGAAGAAAGCATCAGGTCAATCTTTAATACAAGACTTGCGTATGACTGGTATTCCTATAGTTGACTACCAACCTGATCGAGATAAAGTGGCTAGAGCATATGCTATCACTTCATTATTTCATAACGGCAGAATCTATGCCCCCTTTAAGAAAGAATGGGCACGAGAAGTTATGGAAGAAGCTCGTACTTTTCCCGCAGGGGCACATGATGACTATATAGATACTCTAACTCAAGCTTTATTATGGGTTCGTAATGGTGGATACATTACTCATGGGGATGATACTTGGCTTGACAAAGCCACAGAAAGTATTTATAATAGAGAAAAAAGATCGTACTATTAATAGGAGACAATAAGGAAAGATATGGCTATTGAAAAAGTTATTACTCCAGATTTGGAGACACCTTCAATCACAATACCAACTGATGAAGATATAAAATTAGATGAAGCAGGTAATGCAGAAATAACACTACAAGACGATCAAGTATTAGCTGAAGCAGAAGCTATGGGTTTAATGGATGAACCTATGCAAATGTCATCAGATCATGATGCTAATTTAGTTGAGTTGATGGAAGAACAAGATATTTCTGAAGTTGCAAATGACTTGTATGCAGGCTATCAAATTGATAAAGAATCCAGAGGAGACTATGATGATATTGCAGAAGATGGTGTAAATTTATTAGGATTATCTTATGATGAAGGTAATCAACCTTTTCCTGGAGCATGTGGTTCAACACATCCTATCCTTGCACAATCAGTTGTAAAATTTCAAGCTAAAGCATTTAAAGAATTATTTCCAACCGAAGGGCCTGTACGTACTCGTATTATGGGAGTACAAACAGAACAAAAATTAGCACAAGCTAATCGTGTTAGAGATTTTATGAATTGGCAAACTCAAACTCAAATGCCAGAGTATGGGCCTGAATTAGATCGTTTGTTATTTCATGTAGCATTATATGGTTCTTCATTTAAAAAAACATATTGGGATGCACCTTTAAATAGACCTCGTACTGAATATATTAAAGCTCAAGATTTTTATATAGATTATTATGCTTCTAACTTAGAAACAGCAGAACGCTATACACATCGTTATACTTTATCACAAAATCAAATTAGAAAATTACAACTTGCAGGATTATTTGCAGAAGTTGATTATATTGAAGACACTAATGTTTCCGACTCAGCTGCACAAGATGCAGAAAATGAAGTTGTTGGTTTAAGTAAACCATCTAACACAGATCGAGTAGAAATTTTAGAAATGCATGTTGATGCAGATATCCCAGGATTTGAAGATCCTGATGGAGTTAAACTTCCTTATATTGTTTACATGACAGCGGATCAAAAAGTTTTATCTATTAGAAGAAACTGGGATATAGACGATCCATTTAAAAAGAAAAAATTATATTTTACACATTACACTATGATACCTGGTTTAGGTTTTTATGGTTATGGTTATTTACATTTGATAGGTGGTCTAACAAAGACTGCCACTTCTTCAATGCGCCAGCTTATAGATGCTGGAACATTTGCTAACTTACCAGGTGGCTTTAAAGCACACGGATTACGTGTCTTAGCACCCGATGAGCCTATTGCTCCTGGTGAATGGCGTGAAGTAAATAGTCCAGCTGGTGATCTTGGAAAGTCTTTACAGCCTTTACCGTTTAAAGAACCATCAAGTACATTAATGAATCTAATGCAATATGTAACTAATGCCGCACGAGAATTTGCTGATGCTACAGATAATGTAGTTGAATCAGGAAGTAACTACGGGCCAGTTGGTACAACTATGGCACTACTAGAACAATCTAGTAAACTATTTGCAGCAGTTCATAAAAGAATGCACGAATCACAAACAAAAGATTTAAGAATATTAGCAAGATTAGACCAAGAATATTTACCATCTGTTTATCCTTATCAAGTATCAGGCGGCGCTCAACAAGTATTTAGTCAAGATTTTAATTTAAAAAATATTGATGTTATTCCTGTATCAGATCCTAATATGCCTACTGAAGCACATAGGATTGCTAAGATAAATGCAATAATGTCTATTGCACAACAAAATCCTCAACAATATAATATGGCATTAATTAGTCAAGAGTTATTCCAAGCAATGGGAGTTGAAGATCCTAAAAGATATTTAGCTCAATCACGTCCACCATTTACTGGTGATCCGATTACTGAAAATATGGCAGCTATGAAAGGGGCACCTTTAAAAGCTAGCATTGAACAAAATCATGATGCTCATATAATTGTACATGGAACCATGTTACAAAATCCTGCATATGCAGAAAATAGACAAATGCAACAAATTTTAATGGCACATATACAAGAACATTTATCTATGAAGTATAGACAAGAAATGGCACAAATGGTTGGCGATCCACAATTGCAACAAATAATTATGTCCAATCCACCACAGCCTCAACCAGGACAACCTAAACCACCAAACCCACCACAGCTTCCACCTGAATTAGAAAATAGAATTGCTATGGCTGCTGCTAATGCTTCAGATAAAGTATTACAACTTGATGAAGAGAAAGCTAAAATTATGGCTGGTGAAAAGAAAGATCCTCAAATTGAATTGCAAGAAAAAGATTTAGCATTACGTGCACAAAAAATGATGAATGATATAAAAATACATCAAGATAAAATGGCACTACAAGAAGCTCAAACTATTATCAAAGATGAAAATGCTGATGAAGATAGAAAAATAAGAGAAGCACAAGTAGTAGTTAATGCTATAAATGATGATAAAGAAATGGAATTAGAAAAATATGATAGATATCTTGAAACTGCTAAAACTATTTCTGATCATACAAATAAAGAAGAAGATAGGAAACAAGAACTAGTAGAGAAAGCTATGGATGTAGCTGCTAAAACTGGAGCTAGTATGGTTAAAGTTACTGGAGATATTTAAAAGTAATGAAATTATCGGAAGCCACAAATATCAGTATGCCTGCCAAGAACCTTTTGGCAATTCTCGCAGCCGTTGCCATAGGAACTATGAGCTACTTCGGCGTAATTGAAAGA